GCTCAATTAAAAAAATTAAAATCCAACATCGACGAAGGTGAAAGTGGTGATTGGTTTAAGGATGGGCCCCCTTGTTTTCAAGCTGTCGCTACTTTTGGAGTAGATAAAGGAGATAGAAATGAAACTCTTTTAGATATGACACGCTATATTAAAATGAGATATCCAGACAATTGGCAAAATAAAGTAGGAGATTATAATAAAAAATTTTTTAAAGGAGATACACTAGATAGACCTGGTCTTCCTTACACACAAGTTACGAGTGTTATTCAATCTAGAGAGAAAAAAGATTATCAATATCGATGTGATAAACCTTGGTTAAAGAAAAATTGTGATTCTGAAAAATGTATTTTAAGAAAGTTTGGAATAGGAAATTCAAAAACAAGCGGCCAATTAATTTTGGGCCCTTTATCTTATGTAAAATCTACACCTAAGATTTGGTATCTAGGTTTTAATGGAGATGAAGTTAGATTATATTCTAAAGAATTAGTTCGACAAGATCTAGCTAGAGAATCGGCTACCGAACAAACAGGAACAACACCTCCTCGAACAAAAAATTGGGATGAACAGATCAGGCTTTTACAGGTGAAAGCCACTCCTATCGATGCTCCAGAAGAAAGTCAACCTGTTACTCAACTCAAAGCTCTGATACAGACTTTTTGTTTCAATCTCAGGAAAACTAATAATAAAAAACAAATTTTATTTGGGAGACCGTATCACGGAGAAGAAGGTAAAGTTAAATTCACCTTCGATCCTTTTTATAAATTTCTCAAAACCAATGATTGGGAAATTACTAAAGACCTTACACATCAAATGTTAAAGAAGATGGATGGACTCTCACGAGAAAAATTTCATGTGGATGAAAACATTAAGAAATGGGTGTATGTCGCTGATGTAGAAATTATTAAAAAAGAAACAATAGAACCAGATGATATGGATTTCACCGCTGGTGAAGAAGAAAGTCCTTACTAATGGACAAATTTTATAGAGAAAGAATTAAAATTATTGGAGGTCCAGGGTGTGGAAAAACTACAAAATTATTGGAAATTTTAAAACATCAATTTAGGAACGGGTTAAAGCATGACCAAGTTGCAATGGTAGCGTTTGCACGAGCTACGGTTTTTCATTTACGAGATCGATGTAGGGATGAATTAAATTTCTCAGAAGTTCAACAAGAAAGTATTAAAACTATTCACTCCTATTGCATGGATAAACTTAAAGATTGGGATGTTTTTACTTCAAGTCATAAAAGAGAATTCAAGAAAAAAATTAAAATCGATCCACAAAATTGGACAAAGATAAACACGAGCCTGGACGATACAGAAGATAAACAAGAGTTTGCAGTGTGGACAGAAGAAGAAGATAAAAAATTAGGTTTAATTTTACAACTCATCGGCTTGGCTCGACACAACATGAGCGACGACCTTAAAGGTTTAATTCAATATTATAATTTAAATGAAACACATGGTTTTGATAAAATACGTGAGCATGAAATTAGAAATTATTATCACTTATATACTAAATTTAAGGAACAATATGGTCTGATTGACTTTGAAGACATGCTTCACAAAGCTCTTCATCCAGATATTATTTTTCCTTCATATAAAATTTTAATGGTGGATGAGTGTCAAGATTTATCACGCCTTGAATGGAAAGTAATAGCTAAACTTTCAAAAAAGTCTGAAGAATTTTACATGGCTGGGGACGATGATCAAGCTATTTATCATTGGAAGGGATGTGATATTAGATATTTTCAAAAATGGTCATGTCGACAAAAAATAATTCTTCCTCACACTCATCGATTACCTAAAAAAATTTATACTCTAGCACGTCGAGTGGTTAAGAATATTGAAACTCGTTTAGGAAATGATTACACATGTAGCCTTAAAAAAGAAAAAGAAGAAGGAGTTTTAGATGTCATTACTTCAATTGATGAAATAGAAAATAAAATTAAAGTAGGGTCCAATATGATTATGTGTGCCCGAAGTGCTAAGAAGTGGCATCCTTTCGTTCGTTATCTAAAGGAGAGAGGTTTAGTGTGGAAACAAAAAGGAAGTGATATGCATGGGAAAAAATTTGTATCAAGCGTGAGTGATAAAGTACTTAAAACTATTCAGGATTGGCGACTATTACAACAAGGAGGAGGTTTAGAAGGAAAATCTGTTCAAAATTTAATATCCCATTTCAAAGAAAATTTAATTACCCGTGGAAAAAAAGGGGCCTTGATCGATACAAATCTTTGTCCTGAAGCTTTTAAAAATCCAGATAATAAATTTACTTTCCAGGAACTCCATAAAAAATATCATGTCTTAGCGGATATCCAGAAAGATTGGTTTGATGTCTGCAAATTTACCAGTGATCGAGTTAAAACTCACAAAAAACCCAATGCTCTCTACGATAGCCCTGAAGATTATAATAATTATTTAAAAATGGTTTATGATTTGGATCCAACCTTTACCAAAACCGATATTCTCATCTCCACGATTCATGGAATTAAAGGAATGGAAAGAGATATCGTAGTAATGAATACTATTTGGACATGGCCTTCGTGGAAGAATTATTTAGCCGGAACTCCACAACAAATTGATGAAGAACTTCGAGTAGCTTACGTAGCTATTACCAGGGCAAAACATGAACTTTATTTATACGAACCACCTAAGGCCACTAAAACGGAAAATTATTTTCCTTTTGGAGATTTATGAGCGAAGATTCTTTTCACAGAAGATGGAGACCAGACTGGGATGAAATTGAAAATCCCGACAATAATGATAGGAGAACATGAGTACATACAATAAACAAATTGGAGGAACCCATTATAGAAGAATGAAGATTCAGCCAAGCAAGTTTGTTATAGAGAATAAATTGCTTTTTCCTGAAGGAAATGTTATTAAATATATCTGTAGACATAAATATAAAGGAGGAAAGGAAGACTTACTAAAGGCAAAACATTTTATCGATATGATTATTGAGAGGGATTATTCCTGATGCAGGCGCCATTATTTAGTGCAAAAACAGAATGGTGTGAACCAACCAGTTTTCCAGATTTATCTAGCTATGATGAAATAGCTATTGACTTAGAAACCAAAGACCCAGACTTAATTAAAAAAGGATCCTGCTCTACACGCGGAGGAGGAGATGTCGTAGGCATAGCAGTCGCTGTTAAAGATTGGTGTGGCTATTATCCCATTGCCCATGAAGGCGGAGGAAACATGGATCGTAAGCGTGTCTTACAATGGTTCAAGGATGTACTCAAGACTCCCGCTAAAAAAATATTTCACAATGCCATCTATGATGTGTGCTGGATTAAAAGACTAGGGCTCACGCTCCACGGAACTATTATAGATACCATGATCATGGCTTCACTCGTTAATGAAAATAAATTTAAATATGATTTAAATTCCGTTGCCAAAGAATATACAGGTATTGGAAAAAATGAAGCGGCTCTTCAATCAGCAGCTAGGGAATGGGGTATAGATCCAAAAGCTGAAATGTACAAACTTCCTTCGATGTTCGTCGGAGAATATGCTGAAAGAGATGCTGAGATTACATTAGCGGTATGGCAAGAACTCAAAAAAGAAATTGCATCACAAAACTTACATTCAATTGTTGAATTAGAAACTGATGTTCTACCATGCGTGGTAGAAATGAAATGGAAAGGCGTACGAATTAATGAAGATCAAGTCGCCATTATAGAAAAGAAATACAAACAAACTTATGAGGATTGTTTAGAATCTGTTCGTAAACACACAGGAATCTTCCCTGAGGTATGGGCTGCGCGTAGCATTGCTCAGGTATGTGAAAAATTAGGTGTTAAAGATATGGCAAGAACTCAAAAAACAGGTGCTCCTTCTTTTACCAAAAATTATTTATCCAATCATAAACATAGACTTATTAGAAACATTGCCACTGCTAGACAAATGGATAAATTAAGAAATACTTTTATAGAAACTCTTAAGAATTATGTTGTGAAAGGAAGAATACATGCAGATATTAATCAATTGAGAGGAGATCAAGGAGGTACCTTAACAGGAAGACTAAGTTACTCTCATCCAAATCTTCAACAGCTTCCTAATTACAATGACTTTGGAACTGGAATACGTTCTATATTTTCTTCTAACTCTGATGAAGAGAAGTGGGGATGCTTTGATTATTCTCAACAAGAACCACGTCTTGTGGTTCATTTTGCTTTACGCACACCTGGAATTATTGGTGTAGATGGAATGGCAAAAGCATTTAACGATGATCCTTCTACTGATTTTCATCAAATAGTAGCAGACATCGCCGCCATAGATAGAAAACAAGCTAAGACTATCAACCTGGGTTTATTTTATGGTATGGGTGTAGCAAAACTACAAGATCAATTAGGAATTAACGATGAAGAAGAAGCTAAAGCATTAATAAACAAATATCATGTCAAAGTTCCTTTCGTAAAACAATTAATGAAACAAACTATGAACCGAGCTCAAACTGCAGGACGTATTCGAACCATAGGAGGAAGACTGTGTAGATTTGATAAATGGGAACCAAAAGATTGGAACAGTAGAAAGTGGTATGATACCTGGAAAGAAGCAGCCGATGAAAATGGATCAGGTAATATTAGAAGAGCTTTCACTTATAAAGCTTTAAATAGATTAATTCAGGGAAGTGCAGCTGACATGACTAAGAAAGCTATGGTAAATTTATATAAAGAAGGCATCCTTCCTATGGTGCAAGTTCATGATGAATTAAATGTTTCAATTACAGATGATAAACAAGCTGAAAAGGTTAAAAAGATAATGGAGGAATCAGTTCTCCTTGAAATTCCTAACAAAGTAGACTATGAATGCGGAGAAAATTGGGGTAGTATTGATAAAGAAGGGGAAGAAGATGTTGACAAGAACTTCTTTTAATTAA